CGTTACGGTTGACGCGAGCTTCAAGGGCTTGCGCGACGGCTCTGTCGCGGCGGCGCTTGGCCGAGTCGACGTGATGCATTAGCAGTTCGTTGTCCCGGTTCGGCTGCGGGGTCTGCTTGTGTTTGAAGAGCTTGATGCCGATGACGAGCATGGCAGCGGTGAGGCCGAGGATGATTCCAGCGATCATGAGTGGCTCCTGTTGGGGATGAAGATGACGTACAAGTTGTCGTGCCCCCAGACAACCGCTTTTGCACCGTCTTGCAGGTTTGCCTGTAAGAACTGGTGTGCTTCAGTCGCGTTGTTGAAGTGGTAGTACATTGTGTGTGCCTTTTTGTTTGCCGCCGTTATGGTCTGGGGGGTGGACGTGCCACCAAGTACTGAGCCCGGCCACCTGATCTGCAAGCGACGGGTTTTCGAGCGACGAGGAACGAGGAGCGAGTAGCTACGTTGCGAAGCCTCCTTGCCTTTCGCATGAAAAAACCCCCACTGGCCGGAGCCAGCGGGGGCGTTGGGGATGACTACGCGGCGTCATCCGGGTGGTGGGCGGTCGGATCGTACTCTTCGCCTTCGCCGAAGCCAGCACGGTCGGGCTGGAAGAGCTTGAACTCCGAGGAGTCGGTGCCCTGCAGCTCTTGTTCGCGCTGCTCCATGGTGCGGATCACGAGGTCGGCGAGTCGGTCGTTGACTTCACCGTACAACCTTGCATCGGCGTCAAGGCGCTCGGCGATGCGAGGATGCTTGGCACGCAGCGCCTGCCCCTGCTTCCACTCCGTCTGCATCTGGGCGGTGTTGCTGAGCGACTGGACGACCGACGCGAATTCCTCGAAGGTCAGATCGCCCTCGTAGTCAGCCGTGCCATCGAGGATCGAATGGTACAGATCCGTGATTTGGCTGGAGAGGGATTCGCGGACCGCGTTCTCGACTTCAGCGTCCTCTTTCAGCTCGGCGTTGACGTTCGCGGCCCGCTTGGCGAGCTCGGTGACGCTGACGCCCATGCGCTCGGCACGCTTCTCGAGGTTCATGGTCTGCGCCTCCTGCGGGGCGACCGCCAAGTAGCGGCTGATCGGCGGGATGCGCTTGTGGGGCACATGACCCGCGTACTCGGCACCGAGGCGAGCCATGCGCTGGCTCTTCTGCTCGGATTCGCGAACCATCTGGGCCCGCTTGTCCGGGTCACGAGGCCGGTAGCGGTAGTCAGGGTTGTTGAGCAGGAGCGACCGGCTGAGTTCGCCCGTGCTGCTGCCGAGGGCGTAGTAGACCACGCTGGTACGCAGCTGGTTGGCGAGGTCGAGGCTGAGGTCGTTGACTTCAGAGATGATGCTGGAGATGGCTTCGTAGTTGGACATGGTATGTACCTCTGCTGTTGGTTAGATGGTATGAAAGCCGTCCTTGGCACGGGGGATGACTACTCCCCCGACTCGCGCAACAACTGCAGGGCGAGCTGTCGCGTTTCATCGTCCGGACTGGTACGCAGTGCGTGTACCAAGTCTTCGATGATCCCCGGCTCCAGCTTTGGAGCGGGCATGGCTTCCGTTCGCCACTGAACTTCCAGTGGTGTCGGGTCGATGTAACGACGGTTGTGATCACGCATGGCTGTTCCTGTATGCGTCGAAGTCGAGCTTGGCCTGTCGTGGCAGGTGCTCGAAGTTGTAGAGATGCCCGTACTTGCGTGCGAGCTGCCGCAGGAGGGTGTGGTTGGTGTCGATCCATGCTGCGTAGACCAACCTTTCGACTGCCTTTTGTTGCTGCATGCTGTGCCTCCTAGTACTGTTCATGGCCGGGGAAGTCGAAGCGGACGATTTCCTTTTCGTCCTCCGCGAGTTTGAAGAATGGGGAATAGCCCCACATTCCACCGTTTTGCCTGTAGCTGATGTACTCTTCCTGCTCCATGCAAGAGCAGTAGTACGGCTGCAGTTCGCCGAAGGCTTCTACGTACTCTATGTGGTATACGAACATGCGGCGTCTCCAGTTTGTGAGTGGGTGAACACCAACACCGCGCTGTCTTTTAAGACGAGCACTGACGCCGTTAGAGGCAAGGAGTGCGTCGTGTGCATGGCGCACGCAAAAACCCCCTGTACCCAGAAGGCACAGGGGGTTGTGTTTAGTAGTACTCGCCGTAGAGGACGTCGAGCATGTGATCCCAGTCATCGAAGCCTTCGTCCTTGACGATCCGGTCGAACTTGTCGGCCAGTTCTTCGAGTGCTGGCATGGTTGCTTCGTCGAGGAGCTCGACTTCATGCCTCCATTGAGCCACCAGTTCTGCGGCAGCTTGTTCGCGGGTGAAACCGAGATCGGCAAGGGTGAGATTTCCCATGGCGGTAGCCTCCTGAAGGCAAGTGAGTGAACACCAACACCGCGCTGTCTTTTCAGTGAGATTCAAACGGTCGTTTGAAAATAATCGTGGAACGTCGCACGGCAGCACAACATGTAGCGTAGCTCGTAGCACAAAGCACAAGGTGTTGTGTCCCGTAGAACGTAGCCACTAAGTGCACAGATCGCTGCACGATGAGCGAGGATCGAAGCACGATGAGCGAGGATCGATGCACGAAGCACGAAGAACGAGGCGCTCAGCACCTAGCACTCAGCTCTTGGCACTCAGAGCGCAGTGCGCAGTCGGTCGGCTGAACGCAGTGCTGCGAACTGCACCCGGCGCGAATCGGTAACGGGTCCCATATTCCGAGCACCCGATTCCAAAAGCGTCGAACGAAGGCGAAAGTTCTTAGGGGGTGGCACGAAGCTGCTTAGGGGGAATAAACCGAGCGAGAAGCTCAATGCCCAATTTTTCAGGTTCGCAGCCCCGTTCCCGCGCCATTAGGTTTCAGCAGCATGGCGAACCTTTTAGAAGATCTGACGGACAAACAGCGCGCATACGTAGAGGCGCGGCTACGAGGCGCTACGGTCTTAGAAGCAGGAGCTGAGGCCGGGTACACGATGACGGAGAACAATCTCCGGACCCACTTGGAACGAAATCCCAAGATCAAGGTGATCTTGCGCGAAGCGAATCGTGTTGCCGCCGCAAAATTGAGCCTCACCCGCGAAGACGTGCTGCAGGGTTTCCTCGATGCGGTCGAAGCCGCCGGTAGCAGTCAGGACCTGACTGCGGCGTGGCGTGAGATCGGGCGCGTGTTGGGCGTGTACGAGCCCACCAAGGTCGAGGTTGATGTAAACGCGATGACTCAGGCTCAGCTCCAAGAACTAAGTACTCAGGACTTGGCGGCACTCGCTGGGGCCCACGGGCTGTTTATCGAGGGGGAGTTTTCGAGGGAGGAAGAGGATGCAGAAGTACAGCCCAGTCTCACGCAGGAAAGTGCGGATGCCATCCCCACCGAAATCGGAACCCGAATCGACGAGGCCGAAGGAGCCCGAGTGGAAGCCGAAAGCGAAGATGCCGATAGAGATGGGGCCCACGCTGAAGCCGACGCAGGCGACGAAAGGGAGCGCACGGGAGCTGCGTAACGCGGAGAAGTACTTGGAACAGGTCACGGAGCCAGCCGAGGGGGTTGAGGCGCTCAAGAAGGAGCTGGCCGAGCGGGCGCTGTGCCAGCGGAAACTGATCCCGTTCATTACGCGGTTCGATACCGCCTACCTGCCGGGGTGGGTGCATCAGGACATTGCCCTGCGGCTTGAGCGGTTCTCGAAGGCGGTGGCCGAGCGCAAGTCGCCGAGGCTGATCCTGCAGATGCCACCTCGCCACGGAAAATCGACGCTGGCGAGCCACTTTTTTCCGGCGTGGCATCTGGGGCGGTACCCGGACCACGAGGTGATCACCACGAGCCACACGGCGACGCTGGCGGAGAAGTTCAGCCGGAAGATCCGTGAGCTGATCCGCATGAAGGGGTACCAGACGCTGTTCCCGAACACGCAGCTGGACAAGAACAGCCAGTCGGTGCAGCAGTGGAACACGACCAAGGGCGGTGGGCTGCTCGCGGCGGGCGTCGGGGGTCCCATCTTGGGCTCCGGGGCGCACTGTTTTCCAGCGGGGACGCTGGTATATACGCCCGAAGGGCAGGTCCCCATTGAGCGCTTGCAGCCCCACATGAGCGTCTCTACCCTGAATCTCAGAACGGGCCGAACAGTCGCGGCCCGGATTGAGAGGGTCAAGTCGCATGTCGCACAAGATCGATTGGTTGAGGTTAGAACGCGTTCCGGCCGACGCATCCGAGCTACAAGGGATCATTGCTTCTACGTTGCCGGAGTGGGTTGGGTCGAAGCCCGGCACCTTGAGGAGTCCGACCCGCTCGTGGTCCCTGCGGTTTCGGATGCCCTGTGCGCAGTGCGGGACCGAGATGGAAGTGCCTCTCGGGGCGCTGCAGAAGACCATCAGGAAGGGGCACAAGAACCTTTACTGCGGCAGGACGTGTCTGGGGGCGTCGCAGCGGAAGGTCTGGCCCTGCGGGGCAGTACGGGACCCGGCGGATCCGAGGTGCCGGAACGCGAAGTACTGTCGGGATGGGTGCCCCTGTCGGAAGACGGCGAAGCAACTGACGCCGAAATCATGTCCGCTGTGCGGGACGGCGTTCCAGCCGCGCTCGCACCGGACGCAGTTCTGTTCGCGCGACTGCGCCAACGCAGCGCACGCGGAGCGGATGGTCGGCTCGGGGAACTCTCATTTCAAAGATGGCACGAGCTACGCGCTTTGGTTCGACATGATGAGGACGCCCATCTTGGAGCGGGATGGTGGCTGCGTGGTCTGCGGGGACGTGGAGAAGGTCCACATTCACCACATCGATCACGACCCGACGAACAACCGGGCGGAGAATCTGATCGCGCTCTGCCACGCCCACCACATGACGCATCACAAGTCGCGTTCGACGCCGTATCCGTGGTTTGCGAGTCTGGCGATGGAGCGGAGCGAGTCTATGACCTCCGAGTGGAAGGCACTCACAGCTTCATTGCAGGAGAGGTTCTCGTCCACAACTGCCTAATCATCGATGATCCGATCAAGAACGCCGAGGAGGCGCAGTCGGAAGGGACGAAGGAGTCGATCTGGGAGTGGTTCGCGACTACGGCGTACACCCGGCTGGCTCCCGGCGGCGGGGTGCTGATCATCATGCAGCGGTGGGACGGGATGGACCTCGCGGGGATGTTGCAGAAGAAGGCGGAGCTGGGGGAAGGGGACCAGTACGAGGTGGTGAGCTACCCGGCGCTGGCGGAGAAGGACGAGAGCTACCGGCGCGAGGGCGAGGCGCTGCACCCCGACCGCTACGACGAGCAGCGGCTGGCAGCGATCAGGAAGACGCTGGACGAGTGGATGTGGTCGGCGCTGTTCCAGCAGAAGCCGGTGCGCGAGGAGGGCAGCTACTTCAGCAAGGAGATGGTGCGGTACTTCGACGCGAAGGACCAGCCGCCGGATGAGGAGCTGACGTTCTATTCCACGTGGGACTTCGCGATCAGCCAGAAGCAGCGGGCGGACTGGACCGTGGGCATATCGGCGGGCGTGGACAAGAACGGGCTGATCTGGATCGTGGACCGGGTGCGGGACCGCATGGACTCGTTTCAGATTGCGGAGTCGATTTTGGACATGTGGGAGGAGCGACCGCACGACATCATGGCGGGCGAGCAGGGGCAGATCAAACTGGCGCTGGGCCCGTATCTGGATCGCGAGGCCGAAGAACGAGGACTTTGGGACTTTGAACTGACCGAATTGAGCACGGGGCGAAGGGACAAGGTGCAAAGGGCGCGGGCGATACAGGGTCTGATGCGGCGCGGCAAGGTGATGATCCCGAAGAACGCGGCGTGGACGAAGCAGCTGGTGGATGAGCTGATGGCGTTCCCGCACGGGGAGCACGATGACCAAGTCGATGCACTGGCGTATCTGGGGCTTTTGGTTCAGGACCTGCGGTTTGTTGAACGACGTTCTCGCAGCCCCCGACCTGATGAGCAAGGATGGCGAAAGAAGTTGCGGGAGCTGATGGGAGGCTCCTCGAGTTCCAAATCCTTTATGGGGGCCTGAGATGTCGGGATACAAGTTTGAGCCGTTGAACAACCGCGAAGGTTTTGCCAGCATGTTGGAGGGCGTGGCAGCGTCGATCCGAGAGGGTTCGCTGAGTGAAGTTGTGATGATCACGGGCAATGGCGAGCGTGATCAGTTTGGCGAGCTCTCCGTGTTCATGCCGGATACGTCCCAGTTCGATGCGCTCAAGATCATGAACGATGGGCAGGCTGCTTTGCTTGATCTGTTCATGGTGACGAATGAGCAGGAAGATGAGGATGAGGACGATTGAAACGGCAGCCCCGCTGGAACCACGCTAGGATCGCCAAATGATCAAGTATTTTGCACAGCTGGATCTGACTCCAACGTACGCGAGTGAAGGTGCCAACGGCTTGGATCTTAGAGCTTCGGTCGGCGATCTTTTGCTGCCACGCGAGCGGCTTTTGGTTTCGACCGGGCTGCGGTTTGAGCTTGAGTATCCGCAGTGCATGCTGATCCTGCCGCGAAGCGGGCTGGCGTATAAGTATGGGATCACCGTGTTGAACGCACCGGGTTTGATTGATTCGGACTACCGGGGCGAGATCAAGGTGCTGTTGATTAACCACGGTGAGCGGCCTTTTGCGATTGAGCCGGGGATGCGCGTTGCGCAGGGGTTGATCATTAACGCACCGCAGTCGGTTCTGCTTCGGGCTCCGGATCTCGGCAAGACCGAACGCGGTGACAAAGGCTTCGGCTCGACAGGGGCACAATGAGCAAACGGGCGAAAGAAATCGATGTGGCGAATGAGAACTGGGAGGCGTTTGACCGCGCCTACCAGTCTCGTCATGAGCGCTTCCTGAAAGATGCGGAGCGGTTCAACAAGTTCTACATGGGCGAGCAGTGGGACCCGGAGATCCGGGCCAAGCTCGAGCGTGAGGGTCGCCCGGTCCTCACCATCAACGAAATTCTGAGAACTGTGAACGCAGTGTTGGGTGCTCATGCCGAGAACCGGGTAGACATCCGCTATCGCCCGAGGCAGGACGGCAACAGCGAGACCGCGAAGGCGCTGACGCACACAAGCGATTTTGTGTACGAGCAGACGAAGTATCAGGAGCAGGAGTCGCAGGTGTTCGCGGATGGTGTGATCACTGATGCGGGCTTTTTCGATGTGCGGATGGATTTTGATGAGTCCGTGCAGGGCGAGGTTGCCATTACGTCGCTGGACCCGAACGACGTGGTGATGGACATCGACGCCAAGGAATACGATCCCAGTACTTGGAGCGAAGTCTTCGTGACTCGGTGGCACACGCTGAACGAGATCGAGTCGATTTACGGCAAGGACAAGGCCGAAAAGCTGAAAGAGAACCTGCTTGGGGGCACGACCAAGGGCAGCAACTCGGTGCGGTTCCGCATGGAGCAGACCTTTGGCGACCAGATGCCCGAGATACCCACCGGAACGGATGCGGTGAAGAATTTCCGTGGCGTGCGCGTGATTGAGCGGCAGTGGAAGAAACTGGCTCCGCGCAAGCTGTTCGTGGATCTGGAGACGGGCGACATGCGCCCGGTGCCTGAGAACTGGGATGAGGCGCGGATCAAGGAGGTCAGCCAGAAGTTTGATCTTGGGGTGACCACGAAGGTGCAGCAGCGCATTCGTTGGACGGTCAGCTGCGACAACGTGCTGCTGCACGATGATTGGAGTCTGTACGAGGACTTCACGGTCGTGCCGTTCTTCCCGTTCTTCCGTAGGGGGATGATCGCAGGGTTGGTGAGGCAGCTCATTTCGCCGCAGGAGCAGCTGAACAAGGTTGAAAGCCAGCAGCTGCACGTGGTGAACACGACCGCGAACAGTGGCTGGGCGGTTGAAGAGGGCTCGCTGGCGAACATGACGCCGCAGGAGCTTGAGGAGCGCGGGGCCGAGACCGGGCTGGTGCTGACGTTCCGGCGGAATCGGACACCCCCGCAGAAGATACAGGCGAATCAGATTCCGAGCGGGCTGGACCGCTTGGGGCAGAAGGCGTCGGGGTACATCTACGACATCTCGGGTGTTGAGGCGCTGTTGGGCCGAGAGCCGAACAGCCAGATTTCCGGTGTTGCGCTTGAGCAGAGCATGGGTCGGGCGCTGATCACGCTGCAGCCGGTGATGGACAACCTCAACAAGACGCGACGCATGGTGGCGGAGCGTGTGCTGCGGTTGATCCAGAAGTTCTACACGGAGACCCGCGTCATGCGCGTCGTGGACTGGCGTGATCCTGCCGAGAAGGAAATGGAAGTGGTGATCAACGAGCCGACTGAGCTGGGTGACGTGCTGAACGATGTGACGTCGGGGCATTACGACGTGATGGTCGGCACGGCTCCGATGCGCAACGGTGCGATGGAGCATGAGTTCGCAGAGGCGTTGCAGCTGCGGAAGGATGCACAGGTCCAGATCCCCGACGATGTGATCATCCGGGCCAGCCACCTGACCAACAAGCACGAAGTCGCCGAGCGGGTGATGAAGATGCAGGGTCTGGGCGAGCCGACCGACGAAGAAGCCCAGATGATTGCGATGCAGCAGCAGCTTGAGATGCAGGCGGCTGAGCTGCGCAACCTTGAGCTTGAGGCCAAGGTGCAGAAGCTGCAGGGCGAGGCGATGCTGCACCAGAGCAAGGCCGAGGCAACGGCGTCGGAGGCTGAGCTGAAGCCGAAGACACAGCAGATTGAGTTCCAGCTGAAACTTGAACAGCTGCAGGCCCAGATCGCGAAGACGAAGGCTGAGCTTGAGAACAAGTTGCAGTTGGCAGAGATCAATACCGGTTCGCGGAATGCGCAAGAGGCGCTGAAGGCGATGTCGAGCCGGATTGAGAACGAGCGCAAGCTCGAGACGCAGGAGCGGATAGCTGCTCTTAGCGGTCCCGCAGAACCACAGCGAAAGAGGTAATCAATGGGAAACAAAGCGACTGCACCCGAGCAGGATCTCGGGCTGCCGGAATTTGAAGAAGAGGACTTGGGAGGACTTGATCGCGGCGATGAAGTGGAATCAGACGAGCCCGAAAGCGCAGAGGAGCAGGAGCCCGAGGTCGAGGAAACAGGAGAAGAGCCAGATGACTCCGAGGAGTCAGCCGAGGATGAGGCAGAGTCTGAGTCTGAGCCTGAGTCCGAAGACGAGTCCGAAGACGAGCCCGAAGATGAGTCCGACGAGCCCGATGAGCCCGAGCGGGCAGAAGAACCGGAGCCGAAGCCCGAGAACCGGATTCCTCAGAGCCGATTCAATGAGGTAAACGAGCGGCGCAAGGCCGCTGAACAGCGGGCTCGCGAGTTGGAGCAGCGGCTCCAGAGCCACGATCCGTCGAAGGCGGTGCAGTTCGATTTTGAGGCCAAGGAAGCGGAGTACATGGAGGCGGTGCTGGATGGGCGGACCAAGGAGGCGTCGGCGATCCGGCAGGAGATCCGTGCTGCGGAACAGACTGCGTTCACCGAAATGGCGAAGCGGCAGGCTGAGCAGGCGCGTGAGAGCACGAAGGCGGAGCTCGAGTTTGAGAGCACGGTGCGCGAGCTGAACCAGCAGTATCCGACTTTTGATCCGGAGAGCGAGTCCTACAGCCAGGATCTGGTGGATGAAGTGCTGGAGATGCAGTCCGGGTTCGTGAGCCGGGGGTATTCACCGGCAGCGGCAGTGAAGCGGGCAGCGATGTACGTGGCGCGTTTTCATGGTCTGGACAATCCCCCGGAGGAGGAAAGCCGAGGGCTGAGTGAGGCCAAGGAAGCACCGGAGCCGAAGCCGCGTCGTCAGAAGAAGACGAACGTGAAGCAGAAGCTGGAGCAGGCCGCGAAGCAACCGCCGAAGCAGCAGGGCAAGTCCTCCAAGGAGGAGGCTCCCGCGAAGCTGGACGACATGACGGAAGACGAATTTGACGCGTTGCCAGAGGCAACGAAGGCACGGCTGCGTGGAGATGTCTTCTGATTGGGTGCTTTGGAGTGTCAGGATCGGGATGACACTTTGGTTTGTGCTCATCTTTTATCTTTGGGCACATGACATGGATTAACGGGGCGTCTCAGGGGCGCGGTTGCCCGCAGGGTAAAACCTGCGGGCTTTTTTATGTAAACAAAGTGCAGCCCCACTGGGAATGAGTATCCTCAAATGAAATCGCCACTCGGTCGGCGTAAGGACCGCAACTGATTCGCTTGAGCAGCGTCACTGGCTCGGACAGCAGTAACACAACTTGACGAAACTTTTGCGGAGGCAATTAGGATGGCACTTACCAATTTCACTAACCTCACGTCCGAACAGAAAAAGGTTTGGTCGCGAGACGTTTGGGGCGTTGCTCGCAACTCCAGCTTCGTGATGAAGTTTGCGGGTACTTCTATCAATTCTCCTGTTCACCGGATCACCGAGCTGAGCAAGACCGAGCGGGGCGATCAGGCAGTCGTCACTCTCGTGACGGATCTGGAAGGCGACGGCGTGACCGGCGACAACCAGCTCTGGGACAACGAGGAGGCGATCAAGGCTTACGATCAGGTGATCACCATCGATCAGCTGCGTAACGCCAACCGCAAGGAAGGTCGCATGGCCGAGCAGAAGAGCGTGGTCATGTTCCGCGAGCAGTCCAAGGACAAGCTGGGCTACTGGATCGGTGACCGCCTCGATCAGATGGGTTTTCTGACCCTTTCTGGCATGGACTATCGGTTCAAGAACAACGGTGCGCTGCGTCCGGGCTTTACCCACGACGGCACCTCTTGGTCGCGCAACACGGGCACTTCGCCGGTTGGTCAGGCGCTGTACGACCTCGCGTTTGCATCCGACGTCTCGGCTCCGACCTCTCATCGTCATCTGCGTTGGGATGCGGGTAGTGTGGCGCTCGTTGATGGCGACATCACTGCGGTTGCTGCGGCTGACACGCCCAGCTACGCGATGCTGGTGGAAGCCAAGGCGTACATGAAGGACCAGTACATTCGCGGTGTGCGGTCGAGCGGCGGCGACGAGCTGTATCACGTGTTCATGTCGCCTCGTGGTCTGGCCAAGCTGAAGCTGGATGCGGATTTCCTCGCCAACGTCCGTAACGCGGGTGCTCGCGGCGACAAGAACCCGATCTTCAGCGGCGCGATTGTGACCATCGACGGTCTGGTGATCCACGAGCACCGCCACGTGTTCAACACGCAGGG